CGTTTTGTATGTTAAGGAGATAGGATAGCAACTCGGTTCACAACTAAATATGAACACGTAGTGGGCAGATTTTGTTGGGAGAGAGGTGCGATACAGCTCAATAATTGGAAAACGCGACTGAAAACGCAAAAGGCCCGCAGTTGGGAGCCTCCGAAGCGTCGGCTGTTAATAATTAGGGAAGGGGACGAGGGGCTTTAATGGAATTATACAGATAAGTGGAGCTTTTGTCAAGTAAAAAGCGAAGCAAATCAGCCAGTTGCCGTTTCAGTCGACTTGGGCGCCTAATAAGACGGCGGCGGTATCGGGGACCCGGGTCCAGTACAGGAAGGTGGGGGTGTGATTATAGAGGCCCCACCTGTTGTTTAACTGATACCAGACGCGGCCAGAGTCGTTGGTGCGCTCGAGTTCGCGGGGTCGGGAGCCAGTGTCGCGCGAGTAGTAGGTGTACTTAGTCATGTGATATACCCAGCAACAAGATGGCGGAGTTAGGTAGCGGTCTCGTGCGCTCCGGTGTCACCCAGTGTTTCCATGTATCAGAGCCTGCGTTCTGCCAACCACAGTCATTTAGGTCATAGGTGTTGTATATACTGAGGGAATCGTTGTGATAGTACTGGAACTTCTGTCTACCGCGTCGACGCCTATAATATTCGGTGTCGGACCTATTGACGGCGTACTCGTATTTCACTTAAGCCTCTCCAAGTATGCCGCAATTATTCCTAGACTCACTTCGACGCCTTCGTGGTCATTGTCTTTTACTGCCTTATCTAATGCAATATTGATGTCAAGCAGCTCGCGTAATTGTGGTGGCAATCCGTCTACGTCGAGTGGCTCGGGCTTAGCAGTAAAATAGTAGTAAGTGCCTTTGTCGTCACTAGTAGTAATCAGTGCAGTGTCTTGTGGCTTAAGTCCTGTTTCGCGACAGAACGCTGCGCCGAGAGATTCGATGTGATGATTTAACTTGAGAGCCTCGCGGCGCTTGAGCTGCTTTATGTGTTTGTTGCGTTTCATAGTAATTCTACTCCTAGTAATAGTACCGCGGTGTCGGGTATCTGTGGGTTAGTTGTTTCAGTCATCACACTATATCTGTCTATACTGACTGGTGGAGACCATTTATTATTACAGTCGGCGCATATGAATCTTTGTTCAATATCATTGACTGCAAATATTTCCCGGTGACCGTCGTAGTGCGAGTAATAGTATTTCATAGTATCGGCCACCCTCCCGTCTTAAGTAGTATATATGAGTCCGGTATTTTTGTACACTCCTGATTTATGTATGGGTCTGGTAACCACTTCGATTCCCAAAAGCGGCGCGACTCCCAGTGGTACCTAAGGTTGGTGCGGAAATCGTATATATATATGTGTGAATTGCGTGTGTAGCATTCGATCACGTTATGACCTCGTCAATTAGTCCAAGTTCAACCGCTCTAGGTGCTGCAAGATATATGCCAGCATCGAGTGCTTTGTTGAATCGAGCGCGTGTCCAACCTGTAACAGTTTTCATACGACCGTATATAATGTCGTCGGCCATTTTACAAATTGCTTGACTGTGACTAAAAGCAGATACTACTTCATTGGTGGGAGTTTCGCCAACCGAAGTGCTGCCTTGGTGATACATGATAATTGACGACGGATACGCTTTACGTAGATCACCCGCTTGAAGTATCACACACGCGGACGACTGTGCGGAACCATAGGCAATTGTTGTTATGTGCGAATCGCATAATTGAATTAAATCGTAAATGGCTAGTGCTTGCTGTACGTCGCCGCCGTCGCTGTTAATGACAATAGTTATAGGCGCGGTCGATTGTCGTTGTTGTAGGATGTTAAGATTCTTGTATAAGTCTACAGACATCTTTTCGTCAACGTCGCCCGTAAGTACAATGGTTCGAGTGGCCAACGATACGCCACGTTCGTGTAGTGAGTCTAGAGCATCGCGCATTGACATATTATTTTACCACCACGTGTTGCCCAAAGGCTTGATTAAACGGATACCCATCTAGGATACCCCACAACACAGGAAAGCCCGGATCCTCAATCTTATCAAAGTTCTCGCCATCCGTCAACATAATTAAACCGTCGGCACTAAGTTCTTTTGCACGTTGAAATACGGGATCAAACAACGTACCGCCTCCTCCGCTAACTTTCCAATTAAAGTCAGCTGCCTCAAATTCCTTTTCAGCCGTAACAGTGGTGTCAAAGAAAAGAATAGTAAGTTCAGCAAACGGGGCTATCTTTGCTAATTCCTTGGTAAATTTATCTTTGATCTCGTCAGTAATAGATCCCGATAAGTCAAAGCCCACAGCTAACTTACATTTACGTTCGATCTTAACACCGGGATACAACAACCCATAACGACGGTTGCGCTTCTTACGTGTTCTACTAGTATCGGTGCGCTCAGCATCCTGTGGAAACTGTCGGAGCGCCGTACGCCAATCTACCGACGTATCTAGGAACTCACCTACGATATCACGAATCGCGCCCTTGGGTGCATCGCCAGCTCTAGCGGCACGGTCAACAGCTTGCCCAATCTTGTCGCGCCAAATACATTGCGCCTGAGTAGGGGAAATGCCGTCCTCGTCACCCATCATTGAATGGTCGTCTGCAGTCTCACCTAGTTGCTCTAACGCATCCTTGTTGAGTTCTGCAAGCTTAGCGTAATAGTATTCGAAACTCATGTTCTCTTTAAGATCAGGAATCTCCTTGCGTACACCCTCAAGTGATACGGTTGGGTGGTCTTCAAACTTGCCGTCCTTATAGAATGTAAGCGTTGTTGGAATACCTTTTACCATCTGGTTCACAACTAGATCTGCCGCAATGTTGCCGAGCTGATGATTGCGACTACCGATGCGTCCATGATGATTAAGTATTATATGGAGTACTTCGTGTTTAAGTACATTGACAATAGTGTCATCGGACCACTTATCAAGCAGCACGGGATTATACATCAACATCGCTTGACGACCGCGCAATCCCACACCCATAGACTGACACTCAGGATCTGCAACGCGCTCCATGTCAAAGAGTAACTCGGCAAACATACGATCACCATTGGTGCCGCCAATCAATGCTGTAACCGCCTTACGTAGTTTATCGGACATATGTTACCCCTTCTTGATTGTGACTTTACCTGCGTCGATTTGGGATTTCCAAAAGTCAAAGAATCGCTTATTGACAGACGAGTCAAACTTCATATTGATAGACTCAGCTGTAAACGTCATATCTAGGCAAAACGCATACGCCATATCAACTGGCAGTGCCAACACTAAATCGGTAATGCGGTCTGCATCTTGTTGAGTACCGGAATTTGGTGCCATAGACATTAGCTCAGCTTTAAGTTGATTACATAGTGCGTCAAGCTTACCATACTGTTCGGTCTCAACCCACTTTGTAATTGTATCTTTAGTTTTCTTAGTGAGCGCCTTACGGCCCATAATGTCAGATACTTTTAGTGACTGCTTATCTTGTTCTTTACGGTACGCAGCGAACGACGATACGATTGCGGGACCAACGATACCTTCTAAGATCTCATCACTAGCGCCGTCGGCAGCCAATTGAGCAGCCTTGATAGCTGAACGACGTGAGCCCTTAATTTTCTTAAACACATCGTAGTGTTCAGTCGGCGGATCAAGTAGTTGAGGCGTAGCAATAAAGAAGTTAACCCACGTCTCGTCGATACCACCAGACTTAGCGAATGCAGCCCATTCACCTACGGTTGGACGTAAATCAATATGGCAGAAACGATCGACAAGTGCTAAGTTGCGGAAATCAAATACACCTGGATAATCTTTGGTCGGAGGATTCATTGATCCTACGTACCTAATGTTTGGTTCCATCTTGACGTCGCCAATTTGATTACCAAGGAGCGCACCAAACAACACCGCCTGCATGTCTTTATGGATATGATTGATTTCGTCTAGGTGTAGTACGGCGTACTTGTCTGGGTTTTGCTTTGCCCAATTATTAAGGGACGCTACCCACACCGGCGGCATAAATTTAGACGTACCTTCAGCCGTGTCGAGGAGTCCTTGGATATCGCCGGCTTCTTTGGTACCAAGCGCCTGCATTACGTACAGGTAGCCGTGTTCAGCGCAAAACTGTGAAACGATTGAAGTTTTTCCAATGCCGTGTGCTCCAACAATAAGCGGCGTAACTTGGTGCTTGAAGAGGAGGTTGAGCTGGGATTTGAGGGTTTGGATATTCATTAGGGCTCCTTATGTGAGAGTCGCGGGACTCGGTGTTGAATTAAGTATATGCAAGCGGGATGCCAAGTAGTAGCACGGCGCTGTCGGGTATTAACTCCCCACCATCGGGAGTAAAACGGACTGGGCACTCCTCCCACCTTTGAGTGTGGGTTTCGTACGTTAATTTAATATGATCTACCGTAGCGTATGTAAATAACGCACATCGACTATACCTTGTACGCTTTTGATTGTCACCTATCAAATCCTTAGTCATATATTGGCACTCCTGATAACAGGACAGCACTGTCTGGTATTAGATGTTCTTCCGGCAGTAATTGATCAATAGAAGCCATAAACCACGCGTACTTTTTCCAATAGAAATATTTACTGTCGCGTTCCACCCTAACGAGTACTTCATCTTTAACGTTATAGTAATACTTCACTTCTTAATCCTCGTCTTATAAAAGGATCCTTTCCACAACCCGTAATCGTGCAGATCATCCTCGTCGATGTCCGTCACCGTATACTTAGCCTCTCGCGCCGCATCCGGGTAGGCCTGCGAATTGAGGACCACGTGATTGGGTGCTCCTCGCCGATTGATGCGGTACATGTCGAGGGAGCCGGTTTGGCAGATGTATATCATCACGCCGTTGTCGATCTTGAAGTAGTCACCGCGCTTCATGGTAGTTCTCCTAATTTAAGTAGTACAGCTGAATCTGGAACACGGTTGAGTGGGTAGTTGAAATCGTTAATAAGTTCAGTAAGCGTGTTCCTACTTACATGCCACTGGTTGCCGTAGTCAAGTAGACGAAAAGCATATCCATCCTGAAATATGCGCTGTATAAACCAAGCGCTATCCAAATTAGTTATACAATAAAATTCGGTCACGGTAAACTCCCTACGGCCAAAAGTATCGCTGAGTCGGGTACCCGATAATAGATCTCGCTAAGCTTCTGGTTATCGTAGCGCGTCCACTTACCGCCCATACAGGAATGACCAAACATCATCTTTTTATTCGCGCGCTTGGCGGTGACTACGTACGTCGGTTTGAATATTCTGTAGTATGGACTAGCCGAAGAATTTAATACATAGCATCTCATTTTGGTATACTCCCAGTAAATAGTAACACAGCCGTATCTGGAATGTCAACTTCGGCCGCATAGCGCGATGTAATTTCTGCACTAGCCCACTCGCCGACATCAAATACCCAAGTACAGATATTTTTGTCGTAGGCGTATATATACAAGTCCTTTTCGAAGTCTAGGTAATAAGTATAGGTGCGCTTTTCAGTCATCAGTACCTCCTCAACTTTCTACTTGCAATCGCCGTACCAGCTTCGCTACTTATCACTTTTCTTAAAATTATCTTCTGGGGTCAGTAGTTGTAAATTTGTGTAGTGCTGAAGTTTAATAAGCTCTTCCTCCGTTGTAGCGGAAGAACACGGCATGATATGATCAATATGATAATCCTTAATATCTGTATAATACCCATACGTGTCTATGGCGGTTTTAATTAGATGATTTATAACTGTGTTAAAATCCGCACCCAGCAGTTGGGCGGTACGAGACCTTTTAGTATAGCCTCTTCGCATTATTCCTTGACGTACCGCTACCCTCAGACGTAAGGTAAGTCGGTAAATAGGATCACTTTTAGCCCTTTCCTTTGATCTACGGTAGAAATTTTGGTTCATTCTAGCCTTAACCTCTGGCCTCTGTTGGTATTTTTTTATATAAAGTTTGTTTCGTTCACGTGTTTTGAGGTCACTCCTTGCTCGTATATAAGAACACTGTTTGCAATATGAACGCCTTGATTTAGGTCCACCTTTCCTTCTAGGAGAAAATGTAAATCTTTCTAGTGGCCTTATTTCCTTGCATTTATTGCAACGCTTTAATCCTTGTGATTGTAAGTTTTGCAGTTCCTCCATATGTGGAGTTAGTCCATTAATCCGAGGCAAGTCTAAAGTAGGTTTCTTTGTTTTCGTACGGTACTCTTCCTGAATCCGTTTAGCATCAGCCCGAGCTTTTTGTATTGTACAAGAACGACAACTAAAATTGATATCTTCTGCACAAATATCAACTGTAAGTTTGACTCTCACATCATTTTTGCAATACATACATGATTTTATAGCGTACGACATACACCTCTCCTTAGTTACCACTTTCCTCTTGCAATACCCATACCACTATGCTACATTATTGGTGAGTCTTGTTCTCTACCGTCTGCGGACCACTATTGCACATGACTCTGACGCTGTCAAGCAGCTACTTTGAGGCACAAGTAACCTCCTGGGATCAAAGACGATTTCAGTATGGTAAATGGTAAGCTAACAATAGCGACCCATTCCGCGGGGCACCATGAGGGATCCCCTACCTTAAGTACGATGCTGGGCGGGCCGGTGAACGCTATGAAAGAGACCCTATGATCGGCCTAAAAAGTACTTTGGCGAGACAAGCAGGATGAAGTCTATTAATAGCAGCACATTGATTTTGCGTTACTGGTGATATTATCTATAGTACGGGTAATATAAGCTGCATTAAGTAGGATAAGTCTGAACCCTCATCTGTCATATTAGCACTACTAGGTAGGTAATACAGGAACAGTATAGGGTATACTATGTCTACTAATAGTACTTGACAATCTCCAATGATTCTGTTAGTATAGATCTGTAAGTAAGGATTTAACTAGTAGGAGCAACGAGAATGACCAAAAGCGAGATCCAAGCCCAATACCATACCCTATGCGCTAAAGTCGGGGACCTGTACATGAAGCTACAGGCGCATCAGGATGCGGTTAAAGTCGCTACGGCGCAGATGACTGACCTACTTAAAGAGCGTGTAAAGCTCGAAGAGGCGCTCAAGACGGCCGTAGATGAACCTGCTACCACTGTAGATTCGAGCAACTAATGTCTAACCTGTGGACACTTCGGGCTGCTGAATCAGATGACCTCCCCTTCATCTTTAGCTCCCTATTAAAATCTCACCGAAATAACTCCACCGTATCGGGTGTTTCTAACTCGATATACTACGACCAGCAACACAAGCTGGTATCAAATCTCCTCCAAAATCCCACCTCAATTGTGATCGTGTCCTGTGACTCTACCGACCCTAAGACCATATTTGGCTATATTGTAGCGGAAGTAGCACAGGACGCGGTCATCCTTCACTACGTGTACGTAAAGCACGCGGTGCGAGGATTTGGAATGGCTAAGGCGTTGGTCAGTGAAGTAATGACTATACCCCACGACTCCGTCGTATATACTAGCCGCAACCGTAACATTAAAGATCCGACGTGGGTCTATAATCCTTATAAGCTATGGGAGCATATATGAGCAGCAAGAAGATTGTACAAAAGATTATGGTGGTTCATTTTAACGGCAATCCGCCACTCGGTATGTCGCTTGAGCCGCGTTCGCACGTTGCGGAAGGTCAAGTAATCAATGACGAATTAGTACACATCACCAGATTTGATGATACTTTTTTGAGAATTGACTATAGTCCGAAAGATACAACCCGCAAAATGTATTCAGAATTTGTACCACTAGCAACGGTTTCAAAGATCCTCTTTAGCGAAGAGATGAACTAATTAGCTCTATATTACGACAAGCCCTAGATCAGGAACGTCAGCGTCGTAAGGCAGCGGCAATTGGTAAGCTTACGCCCCTGTTAAACATGTTGTCACCTAAGCAGTTGGCCTTTATTAAAGATTCGTCGCGTTTTAAATTGGCTAGAGCTAGTCGTCGTTCAGGTAAGACGTTCGCAGGTGCTGCCTATATGATTCTAACGGCACTGTCAAGTCCATCGACCCCTGTACTGTATATCGGTTTAACGCGAGAGACGGCTAAAGAGGCAGTTTGGGGTACGTTAATTACGATTTTAGATGAACTCAATATACCACACGAGGCGCGACCGTCAGCTTTACGTATCAAATTTCCTAACGGATCCTTTATCAGGCTGTTTGGCGCGGATACAACCAACGCTAAAGATCGTCTTCGTGGTCAAAAGTTCAAGTTAGTTATAATTGACGAGGTAGGATTTTATTCGTCAATGGATACCATTATACCTGTTGTTATACCTATGTTAGCGGACTACGCAGGAACACTAGCTATGACCTCTTCACCAGGGGTCTTACTATCGGGCTACTTTTATGAGTCTGATGTCGGGGACAATCGCAGTAGTTGGAGCCAACATAACTGGAATATGGGGGACAACAAATACTTTCAGGTACCGGCTAACGACCCCAGTAAATACGTAAATAGGGCAGAGGAAGAGCTTGATACTATTTGTAAGACGATGTACGGTGGTAATAGACTACATCCGGCGTTCGTTAGAGAGTACCTTGGTCAGTGGGTTCGAGACAATACGGCACTTGTATACCCGTTTACGGACCTCAACCTTATCGATAAGCCCTACGATATCCTTAAACCTCAGTACGGCATCGGTGTGGACATCGGGGTATCGTCGGCATCAGCAATTTCAGTTGTTAAGTACTCTGAGTACACTCGCGAAGTCCAAATCGTAGAGACCTGGTCAGAAGCAGAAGTAATGATTGACGACTTTGCCGACATCCTTAAAGACTATATGGCCAAATATAACACAGATTTGGTCGTAGCAGATACCGGAGGCCTTGGTGCCGCAGTAGTACAAGAACTTCGCAAGCGTTATATGCTCCCAATCAGAGCAGCAACTAAGACCGACAAGTCATTTCACCAAAGAATCTTTGCCAATGACCTTCTTTCGGGTTTCATTAAGTGTGTAGCCAAGCTCAACGTAGTGAAAGAGTGGGCTAAAATCATTAAAGACGAGTCCGGCGAAGAAATTAAAGGTCAAAAGAACCACGAAGCGGACGCAACTTTGTATATTTATAGGTATATTTACACTACATACCTTAAAGACCAGGTCCCGGTGCAAACGGACGAAGAGATAATGATTGAACAATTGACCGCTACGGCTTTAAAAGAGAAATTTGAACAAGAGGAAAAGCAAAACGATGCATACTAATGAGCAAATTGAACAACTACGCAAGCTAATCGCTATGATGCGTGACGAAGGGGTCAGTGAATTCACTGCTGGAGACATTAAAGTGTCGTTTGACGCTGCTCCAAGAGCTCCAGTTGAAATGAGTTCCGAAGAAAAGTTGTCTATACTACGAGAAGAACTACAGAAATCCGCTAAGGATGCTGACGAAGAACTATATTACTCCGTTTAAAGGGTTGATAAATGAATAATAAGCCGACAAATATGTGGTGGGTAGCCAATAAAGATGACGTAGCTTCGCAAATATTCGAAGTTGTGTCAGCAATCCACAATAGAACTGACGAACGTCGCGAGCGTAACCTACGTTCACTGAGACTTTACGGTAATAGTGACCTTGTCGGCATGGCTCCGTACAGTTTCAGCGTGTCGGCACTGCCTTCGTTGCCCGATAACCGCGTTAAGATCAACATCGTTAGCTCAATGGTTGATACTGTGTCGGCTAAGATCAGTAAGATGAAGCCTCGTATTACATTTCTGACGTCCGGCGGCGATTTTTCGTCACAAGAAAATGCTAAGAAGCTAAATAAGTTTACTCTCGGTACGTTTTATCGTAATAATATCTACAAATTACACCAAGCTGCGTTTAAAGATGCTGCTGTATTTGATATTGGTGCCCTAAAGCACTTCATTGACGGTAACGAAATCAAGACTGAGCGCGTTTTAGCTACTGAATTGTACGTAGATGAAGTCGACGCTATGTACGGTAACCCACAAAACCTCTATCAAGTCAAGTACATACATAAAGAAGTCCTACTTAAGATGTTTCCTGGCAAGACTGCTTCAATTAAGGTCGCTTCTAATGCCTTTGGTAATCAGTTAATGATGAAAGAGGGTATGGACGAGTACGCTGTAGTGGTTGAATCGTGGCACCTATGCGGTCCTGAAGGCCGTCACGTGATTTCACTAGATAAAGACGTATTAGTTGACGAAACGTACACTAAAGACTACTTCCCGTTTACATTCCTTCGCTGGTCTGACCGTTTAACAGGCTTTTGGGGTCAGTCATTAGCTGAGCGATTGACCGGTAACCAGATCGAAATCAACAAAATGCTCCGTATGATTCAACGAAGCTTCCACCTAGGATCAACTTTCAAAGTTTTCCTTGAACATGGGTCACGTGTTACTAAAGAACATCTTAATAATGACATCGGTGCTCTAGTTTACTATTCCGGCACTAAGCCAGACTATTATGTACCTCAAGTTGTTAGTCCTGAGTACTTTAACCACCTACAATTTTTGATTCAATCGTCGTATGAAGAGGCAGGCGTATCACAAATGGCGGCGTCGTCTCGTAAACCGGCTGGACTGGAGTCCGGTAAAGCGATTCGTGAGTACAACGATATTGAATCAGAGCGGTTTGCCCTCGTAAGTCAGGCGTATGAAGCGTCGTTTATGGATACAACGCGTCAATATATCGATTTAGTCAAAGATTTAGCGGCTATGGGTATTGACTATGAAGCAAAAGCTCAGTCTAAGCGCTTTATTGAAAAAATCAAGTGGTCAGAAATTGATATTGAAGACGATGAGTTTGTAATGCAGATGTTCCCTGTGTCAATGCTGCCGCATGAGCCAGCTGGTCGTATGGCGTTTGTACAAGAGCTCGTGCAAAACAATATGATACCGCAAGAGTTTGCCCTTAAGTTGCTGGATTTCCCTGATTTAGAGAACTACGCGTCCCTCGCTACGGCTGCAATTGACGATTTGATGGCTAACCTTGAAGACATACTAGTCCACGGTATGTATAACCCACCAGAACCGTTCCAAGACCTACAAACCGGCGTTAAACTCTTTCAATCCGCATATTTACGGTCTAGATCAGAGAAAGTCAGCGAAGATAAACTGGAAATGCTCCGTATTTGGATCGAATCGGCTCAATCATTACTAGTTTCTGCCGCTCAACCGGCGGGACCAACAACACCACAAACGGAACCAGAGGCAGGACAGGCACCTCAGGATCCTTCACAACAACCAAGCCCTGTAGTTTAAGTAAAGGTTTACCATGTCAAACGAAGTTCCAAGTCACGAATCAGTCGAAACCAACGCTAGCCCTTCATTAGAAGAAATAGCACTTCGGCACTCCACCCCGGTAGAGCAGTCTACTGAATCAGAAGCCCCTGTAGAAGAGTCAGAAACACCTGTAGAAGCTCCCGTAGAAGAAGTCCAGGCTGAGGCCCCTAAACCTAAGCGTGACCCACAAGCGTCGAGATTTGCTGCCCTAGCGAAGAAAGAAAAGGAAATTAGAGCTCAACAAAACTCATTTGAACAAAAAATGAAAGAATTTGAAGCTCGTGAACAGGCTATTAGGGACCGTGAACTGCGGTTTCAAACATCAAAAAGACCTACCGAGCGCCTCAAAGAGCTTGGCTATACCTACCAGGACCTTACAAATGACCTTTTGGGCAACTACCAAGAGCCTGAAGTCGACCCTATGGACGCTAAACTTAAGCCCTTGAAGGATAACTGGGACAAGTTTGAAGGTCAGTCGGCAGAATTGGCTAAAGAAGTCAAGGAACTTAAAGCTCAAATCGCCCTTAAGGAGCAAAAAGAGGTCTATGGTCAAGTAATCAATGAAATTAAGACCGTTTTAGCTGATCAAGACAAGTACGAATTAACCAATACCATGGGCCAAGAGGGTTTAGACCTAATTCAAGAGGTCATTCTGGAATATTTCAATGAAAACGAGATTTTACTTGACTATTCCGCTGCATGTGATATAGTAGAACAGTACTATGAAGACCAGATTTTATCTAAGGTCGCAGGTACCAAAAAACTTAAGTCCCGCTTGGCCCCGGCCCCCCAGCCAACCAAGTCGACCCCTAAGCAAGCTGCCCCTAAAGAGCCGAGTGCCCCCAAGACACTCACCCAATCCCACTCCACGGGATCACAAGTGACGCCTGATATCGACAAGATGGACAAAGACGAGGCATTGGCCTACCTATCAAAAAAACTTTTATACAAATAACAAGGACCTAACAAATGGCTATTTTAGACGTAACAGCCGCAGCGGCGATTCTCAAAGAATATTACACCAACCAACGTGTAACTCAACTAACTTACAAAGATACTCCTCTTTACGCTCTTTTGAGCAAGAAAAAAGACTTCTTCGGTGATATCTACCCGCTCCCAATGCGCGTAACTAACCCACAAGGAGCGTCTAACACTTTCTCTAACGCTCAAGCGCAAAAGACAGCTTCTAACTACAAAAAGTTCGCATTAACACGCGTTAAAGATTACTCTTTGGCATCAATCGCAACTGAAGCTATGTTGGCTTCAGAAAACAATGCAGGCGCGTTCCTCCAACTCGCAACTGCTGAAATCGACGGTGCTTTCGACACCATGGCTCGCCGTACTGGTTGGGCTCTCTACGGTGACGGCTCTGGTGCAATCGGCGCAATCGCTGCTGAACCAGCTGAAGCGGGGTCAACTGTTGTAACTTTCTCAAACGTTGAAGACATCGTTAAAGTCGAAGTCGGTCAAACTCTCCAATTCCGTAACGGCGCAACTGTCAAGTCTTTTGACGGAACAATCACTAGTGGTCTAGTTTCTGCTGTTAACCGTGACACAGGCGCGTTCACAATCGCTGTAGCATACACTTCTTCTGGTAACATCGCAGCTGCTGACACTGTAAACGTTGTCGGTGACTACAATGCTAAAGTTTCAGGCCTCGCAGCTTGGATCCCTAGCTCAGCACCAGGTTCAACCCCATTCTTCGGCGTTGATCGTTCAATCGACTCAACTCGTCTCGGTGGCGTGAGGATTTCATCCTCTGGTAAGCCAATCGAAGAAGCACTAATCGACGGCGCTCGCCGAATCGGCCGTGAAGGTCTCGGTAACCCTAAGCATGTATTCTGCGGATTCTCTAAGTACGCAGCTCTCGACAAGTCTTTGGGTAGCAAAGTTCGCTACAACGACGTTGAAATTGCTGGAATCAGCTTCAAAGGTATCGAAGTCTCAGGCCCTAAAGGCACAATGACTGTTATACCTGACCGTGACTGCCCTGAAAACAGAATGTACCTCCTCGATATGTCAAGCTGGGCATACCACTCCTTGAAAGAGCCAATCATGTTGCTCGATCAAGACGGAAACAAGATGCTACGTGAAGCTTCTGCTGACTCAATGGAAGTCCGCGTTGGTTCATACAGCCAGCTCGGTTGTACATCACCGGGTGCTAACGGAGTCCTTGTATTTTAAGCCTTGACACCCGGTCTATTTCTCTAGTATAAGTATAGGGGTGGTTGAAATACACCATCCCTTTTCTTAACTCAGTTACTACACAAACAAATAAGGATAGCTAAAAATGGCTAACAGAAACTTTTTCGGTAATTCATATAGTTTAGAGGTAGATAACGTAGCATTGTGGGCAGAAATCAACATCGGTGCATCCGGTGCAGTTTCTTCTTCAAGTGGCCTCGGAATTGCAAGCGTTGTTAAAGAGTCAGCGGCTGGACAGTACACAATCACGTTGGCAGATAGCTATAACAAGCTACTACACGCTAGCGTAATGGCAATTAGCACCACTGACGCAGCGCAAACTGTCGGTACAGCGTTCAGAATTCAGTCTGAAGCGGTCTCAGGAAGCACACCAACTCTTGTTATCCAGGCTTCTGACACAGCTACAGGCGCGGACGCTAACCCGTCATCTGGCGACAAGCTGCTCGTTAAAATCGAACTCCGCAATAGCTCAGTCACTAACACCTAAGGAGTCGACGTATGTCTGACGAAAAAATGCCACGTAAGGGATTGGCGGCGCTATTGATTGCCTCTAAAGCCCCAAAGATGGAAATGGAAGACGAGGACGAAGGTGAGAACGAGGGTCAAGATGCCGCATGTGAAGACATGATGGATGCCCTCAGTAACAATGACGTCAAAGCTTTCAAAATGGCACTAAACGCTTTCATCGACATGAGGTAATCTTATGCCAATGAATGACGGTAGTTACATGAAGAAGAAAGCTAAATCTGCCTTAGCTCCTTGGCGGGATAAGGAAGAGGAAGAAAAAGACTACGTACCTAAACCGGCTTTCCGTGCTGCTCCAGACCTTGAAGACGAAAGTCAAGACGAAGGTACAGATGAACCGGCGGACGTTAGTGGACTAGCTAAGAAGAAAGAGGAGCCTAAAAAAGACTCCAATTGGGCAGGTAAGGTCGCAGCGGCGATTGCAGGTATCGGTGGCGCTGTAGCAGGAGCAAATCTCCAGCACAAGCAAAACCAACGCCGCGAGAAAATGTATCAAGCGAAACGTAAGTCCGGTAACTATTTGGCATGAGTACTTTAACTACAACTCGCGCGAAGGATGCCCTAAAGGCCTACTACGAGACCGAGGAAGAGAAAAAGAAGAAGGCCAAGAAGAAACCAAAAAAGGACGACGACGACAAGTTTGTTCCTGCTATGGAGCCTGTTCAAATCACTGGAGTTAACTAATGGCTCGCAACGTTACAGTACAATCAATCATCGATAGGGCCAGAATTCATGCCGATCAGCGTGGTTCTGGTTTTATTCGTGATAGTGAATTACTGACGCTGGTTAACGAAGTCTACCCAGAATTATATGATGAGTTAGTTGGTAGTTATGAGACATACTTCATGACTACCGCTACCGTCACCTTGATTCCAGGTACCACTTTTTATAACCTACCGGCAGACTTTTACAAGCTGATCGGACTAGACTTTAAAATCAATAACGACTCGTATGCAACGCTTTACCCGTTCAACGAGATCGACCGAAACAATACATTCACATCGGCGGCGTCAATACCGTCCGGTACCCTAAGAATTCGTTACGTACCTGCTCCGCAAGTATTTACGGCCTTGACAGATACTTTTGACGGTGTGGCTGGCTGGGATCGACTACTTTCGTTGCTGTTGGCAGTCGATATGATGGATGCAGAGGAAACTGACTCAAGTCCTGTCTACCGTAAGTACCAACGCACGCTTAAGCGAATTCAGGACATGGCTAACCCGCGAGATGCTGGAATGGCCTCAACTATTAGCGATATCTACAATATTAATGTTTTCAACTATTACGCGTCATTTAAGTACCGGTTGCAAGGTAGTCAATTTGAGCTTATATCGACTAACGATGTAGGCGTCAACGTATTTTAAGGAGGTTTCTCCTTGTTTAAAGCTTTCCGCAAGATACGCGTTAAAGATCAGCAACTAGACGACGTTCAAACAAACGTTGCCAATACTATAGCACCTGTGCTAAGGTCTCTCATAGTTGACGGGGTCTTAATTAAAAGTATTGACCTCGTAAGTGGTGTTAATCGCGTTAACCATACACTTGGCCGACTGCCTGAGGGTTGGCTAATAGTAGACCGCAACAACGCATCCACAGTTTTTAAGACAGTACCTACAAGTGCTGCTAATACAATAACAGATTCCTCAACAATTTCACTTACATCATCGGGTACTGTTACAGTCAGTATCTGGTTCTTCTAAGGAGGCCGCAATGGCTGATACTCCGAATATGTCATTACCTGTCCCGGTAGTAGGGGAAACTTTAGGTCCGGAATGGGCTGAAAAGTTAAACGTAGCTCTCGAAACTATAGATAGCCACTCGCATGTACCTGGAGAAGGTGTTGCAATTCCGACGGCAGCAATTAATATTAACGCCGATCTGCCTATCAACGGTTTTGCCATTACAGAAGCCAACGCAATTACGTTGCAGCCAGTTTCTGGTACACCTGAAGATTTATCCGTCTATTCCGATAGCGGTAACCTTTACTACCGAAATGCGGCGGGAAATGCGGTTCTTATTACTAACGGTGACGTTATCGCGGGTACCGTTGGATCTATTACAGGTCTAGGAGACGGGGGTTCTTCAGCAGCGTTTTCTGATTTGTCTGAAGATTTTTCCTGGTTCTACAATGGCGCAAAACATGCAGCTTTTAATATTGGTGATATTCGGCTCTATCCGTTTGACGGTTCAGCGGCGTATACAAATTTTATTACACTTAAATCTCCGACGGCTCTAGCCTCGAATTACTCGCTAACGTTGCCAACCGCGTTGCCTGGTTCTGTTACATCGTTATTGCAGGTCTCCACGAGCGGTGCTGTATCGTTTTCTAATACAATCGCAAGTTCTCTGACACTAAGTTCTCCGCTATTAGGGCCAAATGGTAGTGCAGCGGCCCCTTCGTATTCCTTTAGTAGCGATACAAATACGGGTGTTTATAGGTCGGCTGAAGATAACCTTACCATTGCAACCGGCGGCGTAGCTAGGTTGACTGTCGATACTCTAAAAGTGACATCTACCGTACCGATTATTATACCGCTAGGGACGAATTTAAACCCAGGATTACAGTTCGCGGGCGACAGTGATACCGGTATATTTTCTTCGGGCGCTAATCAGATAAATTTCACTACTAATAGCGTGACCCGACTTAGCCTGACTACTACGGCGTTAACTTCAACTGTAGCTATCTCCGCGCCGTCGTATGGGGCTGTCGTTGCAACGTCACTAGATACCGGCGGCGGTGCGTATAAAACGTCCATTTATACAGGATCAACTGCGGGTTCAACGATAACACTCGCACCTTCGGGTGCTACAGTTATTTATGGTGTTAGTGGTTATTGTCAGGCCAATGGTACAACCAACTGGGCACCGATTGCAATAACTGGAGCAGGCGGGACAGATGTATATTTTGAAATTACCTTGGGAACAGCGACATCCGTGAAACTTTTTGGCCCGTCAACAAGGTCTTATCGTGTAGTCGTACACCACAATTAAAGGTATGTAAGCACATGGCTTTACAATATCAAGTAGTCCCTGTCTCTTTTTCCGGGGGACTTGACCAAAAGACCGCCGAGCAGCTTGTTGTCCCTGGCAAGTTCCTTGTGCTGGAGAATTGCGTTCGCCGTAAACTAGGCAAGATCCAAAAACGCAATGGTTTTACAAACTTGTCCACAAACATCGTAGGCGGGAGTAATATTGTATCCGGCTCCCTATTAACTAAGCTCAACAATGATGTAGTTCAGGTTAGCGGCGACAAGATCTAT